CTGATAACTCGGACAAATTGATACTTGATATAGATGTTTTGCACTTGTCCTGAAGAAACTTGTTCAACATGCGAATACCCATTTCTTACCTTTTTGTCCTAGTGTGTTTTAGAGATTATACGAGTCTTGTTTATACTATTATTACTATAGTGTTGTAATTATTCATCAATTTTTTATAAGAAGAAATTGATAAATAATTACAACAATATAAATAATATTGCAAATATCATAACATAACATAACATGGCCTTTACTAGAAAACAAGCAAAGCAACAGCAAGAGCAACTGCAAGAACAAGAGGATATTAAGAATATTAAACATATGCAACAAAAACACGAGAAACATAATCACCGAATTGACTTTATAGATGCATCAATCGAATGGAGAAAAAATAAAATAAAAAGAGGGAACGGAACTTTCGAATATATTATGTAAAATTATGTAAAATCCACCTATCGACCTATCTACCTATTTCCTCCCAAAACCGTCATTCGCATAGTATTTAATAATATTGGATCACACGATGTTTTATTTTCTAATCTTTTTTCTAAACCAACTATCATTTGTAATAATTCACTGTTTTTATAATTTTTAGAAATAAACATAACGAAACTGTCTACCGAAGCATCATCTTTTTTAAAATTAAATAAATTTGTATTGTTATCGATACACCATAAAATAAAGTTATTAAAATTTCCTAATAAAATAGAAACGATAACATAATAAGCAAATACATTAGTCTGTTCTTTATATAATTTTTTAACTATACTGTAATTATCATCATTACAGTTTGATATAATATTATAGTCAAGTCCCATAAAATTCAAAATTTTTACACACTGGAATATAGAAAAAACCGACTCATGTTGAATATTGTCATAAAAAATATTTAAAAATCTTTCTGTTTTATCTGTTACTGTGTTTCTATTTTTTAGAGAAACAACATGTTGTTTATGTTGTTTATGTGCATTATTAACAAATTTTTTTCTAGTTGTTAAAGGCGCAAAGAATACGCGACTATGACGGTTCAGTTCGAAATACGATTCGAAAAATACATTCATAACTCTTGCCCATGTTTCGCAATACGACTCGTATAATTTTATATCCGTCTGAACAGAAAATATAGAGTGCAACTTTTTATTCGCATTCGATAGGTCTAGTGTCGTAAAATCTAACCCATAATTGTGCATAGTTTCGTGTATTAATACTTTAAACCATTCTTCCCTTCTATATACGATAATTCGTCCATCAAGTTGACATATATTAGATAGTCCACCATTTACATGAGACGCGCCTATTACGCCGTGTGTTCGAATACCAGCACCGTACATATTGTCACTATCATTGTCTGTATCATTCTCTGGCGCATCATAATAATGATACATTTGAGCGGACATTTCATCTTTTGAAAAATTAGGAAGTTTTCTTTTAAATGGCGTTAAATAAATTAAACACTCTAAATTTTTACCACATTCGTTGTTTGAATATTTCGATAAAAGTTTTAATAATATGTATATTTTTAGCACACACTGTTTAAAATATGATGCCCCTTTTTTTCTTATATTATTCAACTCATAATGACTAGTATCAAACAGTATAAATTTTACTGTCACGGTTTTTCCGTCACCTAAGTCACAGTTGTATTCTAGTAGATATGTCGCTTTTTCTTTAATATAATCGGCAATTTTTGGCGGTACATATATACTTTTAAACAATGAAGGGTGCAAAACCGCATTCGTTTTATCTAATTTTATAATTTTATGTTTAAAACATGACGCACTCGAGGTCGCAGTCGCAGTCGCGGACCCTGCAACATTCGTCTTAAACATATTATATTGATTATCTACTTCATCATATAAAATTTTAAGTTGACTATTTATTTCTGTTTGCCTAGGGTTATTGGAATTTTTAGAAAGCTGTTTCTTGTTACTTTTTTTGATTTTATTATAATTTTTATCGGTAAGTTGCATCATTTTTAAAAAATTATAATCATCATCTTTTACAGGTGCATGTTTTTCCATTTATATTTATATTAATATTTATATGTATATTAATATAGTAGTATATTTATTACTAATATAATACTATATTTTTTAAAATACCTTAAAATTCCTTAAATAATAAGGCATATAACAATAAATAGTGGTATGGTCATTATAAGTCATGAAGTACGTGTATAATTTACTTATCATGAACGGTTTCAAATACATTTACTCCTCCTTTTTTTGTTCTTAACTTGGAACGTACGCGCATTAGATGAATAGATATGGATGGCGGCTTTGAAAAAACGTAGTTTATTAATTTTGCGTTATTTGTCATAAGAAGAACCTTGGCTAGATCATCATTTTGGTCGTATTTAGCCATAGTTCCATCTTCGAGAACACGAGTATTGCGTCCATTAAAAAACTCTGGGTCTATATCAACATCGTCGGGTCGAAGACTAATCTTTTTACCATCGATTATAGTCTTTGGTACTTTCTTACCGGCAACTTTTGCTAAATCTACGTCTTGAGAAATACGCGACAATATAGACGCCTCGTCATAATATTTGCTCTTTTTGTTTGCATCCATCGTAAATAATAAATAAAATTCAGGATGCCGTTTTAAAAATTTATTCGCCTGGTAATAATGCTCAACGGAAAGCCAGCGATGTCCATCTAATGTAAACGGTTCACACCACTCATTTGATAATTTTTTTCTCCAATTATTTTTACCTTTACCTGTAGCTAGTAGAGGAATAAACGCTACTTTATTTTTATTTGATATATGGTCGCCTTGTGCATGACCAGGTAGTTCATCGGCAGATTTATAATGATATATTAAAACAATAGATGGGTCAAAATGAGGATTTGCGGTGAGAACATGGTGAGCAGATGAACCGCCGCCACCGCCACCACCACCTTGTTCTGAACCCGCAGCACCCGGTCCCTTTCCTATATCTCCTAGACCCAGTTCTTGCTGGTAAAAAAGAATAAACTGTGGTATTTTTTGGAATGTACCGGAAAACGATTCAAGGTTTCCTGCAGAAGACTCGATACATCTATTTGCAATTTGAAGTTTAATACAAAATGGAATTTCGGGGAAAGTAAAAATAGCCGTATCGCGATATGTTACCAACTCATAGTGTAACCCCGTGTGGGAAAGAATAATGTAGTAATCTGGATTAATAGTTTCTAAATCTCTTAATTTCGATTTATCTCTCGCATCTGTTGCATCTGTAGCTCCCATAGCCTGCATAGTACCCGACTTCTTATCTTCTTTGAGAAGCATTTGTATCTCCCCATATCTTTTTTCATCTATGTTGCTACCACAAACAACTACATTTGATGACGTATATGGTTGTCTATCTTTTTCTAAATAGTCGCGATATGATAAAACAATGAATTTTACATTTAAAATAAGCTCTAATGTAGCAATAGCCCACTCGTCGCCCCAGTATTCACTTGTCATTTCTCCTTTACGCACCACTTCTCTAAGTGCTTCAACATTTTTTATACCTTTCATAAAATATACGTCACGTATATAGTCTTTATATAGTTGAATCTCTGTTACAATTTGAAGATGTCTTTCTTTATTCATATCCGACTGAAGTTTTAGGGATGTTTTATCGGTTAACGATATACCAGGTTGAGCTGCTCTCTGTGCTAGTTGTTCATTATCAGCCACCAGTTTCGCGTTTTCATCGCGCAAATCTTTTAATGTTTTCGAAAACATCTCATACCTTTCCTTATAATCTAAAAACTGGCTTTCGGGCATAACAGCCGCAAGCATTCTACGTAACTGAATAACACTTATATCGCTATCCGGTTCAATAGATAAGAAAGCTTGACAAATGGCCATAAACAAACAATCACCACCGCCTTGGTTTCTAAGAACTTTAAAGTTATTATTATGGTAATAGGACTGTACCCATGGTTCGTCTTTAGCGATACGGTATGCTTTATTTTCAGCCACGGATTGTTCGAGATTTTGAACAGGTATATTTTTTCTTTTTACTGGAACATCCGATAGACGAACCGGTTCGAGAGATGCGCGAATTGCTGCTTGTAATGCTTCGTCACGTTCATCCTCGTCTTTTTGTCCTTTGTCGAACTCGGGTACGGCTACTTTATCAAGTTGAGAGCCAAGAGATTGTAGAGATTTTATAGAAAGTTTCTTACCCTTGGTGGAACTTTTAAGAGAGTCCTTTTTCTCTACATCCGCTTCGAGATTTTCATGTATATAAACCGCTTGCTGAATAAGCGACTTTTTAACAAACGAATATAATAAAGGTGCTGGTGCCTTTTCTAGATTTATGTCACCTCCATCATCCAATAGTGAAGGAACATCCTCTTGAAACATTTCGTATACACCGATTTGTGATATTACCTTATCGCTTTTAATAAGGTAAATGGGGTAGTGCACAATATTTTGTGATATATATGTGTTTTTAATATTACCTATACTTATGATTGTATTAATACCTAAAACTGAGGCTTCATATAAAGGAGCTTTATAATTATGTTCTTGTGTATCCGATGGATCCAACGATTTTAGTTCTATATAATTAATACTTGGAACAAGCTTTGAACGCACCATTATAATAACTATACATATTAATTTTATATATTTAATTAATTATAGGTTATAAATAATTATAGGTTATAAATAATTATAGGTTATAAATAATTATAGGTTATAAATAATTAAATATAATATTTTAAATACATATATATTACAGCACATAAAAATAATACTATACAATAATCAAGCATGATATCGTGTATTATTATGGGAGGACTAGGGAATCAATTGTTTCAAATATATACTACAATGGCGCTTTCATTGGAGATGAAGACGAAATTTATTTTTCCGAAAATTAAATTCGAAACGGATAAAAGATCGGATACATATTGGGATAGTTTTTTAAAAGAGTTGTACAAAGATACGAGAGTTATGGATATAAAAAATATGAAATATCCATTGTATAAAGAAAAGGAGTTTAAATATAATAAAATACAAATAATGCCTGATTTAATTAAAAAGAATACCGGTGTAATGTTATATGGTTATTTTCAAAGTTATAAATACTTTGATAAGGAGTATAAAAATATATCCAATTATATAAAGTTGGATGAGTCAAGGTCCGAAGTTAGAAATATGTATTACAAAAAATATGAGAACTGTAATGTAATATCGCTTCATTTTCGAATGGGCGATTATAAGTATTTGAAAAACTGTCACCCTATTCTCGGCGTTGACTATTATATAAATAGTATAAAATTTATTTTAAGTAAAAAATGTAGTACTGTAAAATGGACAATTTTATATTTTTGCGAGGAAGAAGATCTGAATGAAGTAAAAACTAAAATTGATAAAATAAAAGCGGGGTGTATAGAATACTTGCGCGGTCAGGAATGGGGGCGAGGACACGAAGTCGATTTTGAAAGAGCTAACAATGAATCAAAAATGGAAGATTGGCGACAACTATTATTAATGAGTTGTTGTCAACATAATATAATTGCAAATAGTAGTTTTAGTTGGTGGGCTGCATACTTTAATGATAACTCTGAAAAAATTATATGTTATCCCGAAACATGGTTTGGTTCTCAATTATCACAGCATAATACATGCGATCTTTGTCCAAAAAGTTGGAATAAAATAAATGGTGAACGTCAAATAACAAACATATAACCGTTACTTTTTCAGTAGTATTGATATCGGTGTTGCGGATGCAGGCATCATAGATGGTATTTTAGATAAAATAGAAGATACTCCGGTTTGTTTTTGCATTATATGCTGTTGTTGATGAACGAAATACGGTTTATCCAAATCTTTCATTATATTTTCATAATTTGTTTTTCTTTCTTCAATGTCACTGTAGTCTTCTCTTTGAACTGCAACAATAGGAGCAAGCATATACCAGTTATGATGTTTTTGCAATTTAATCCAATACTTGTCAATAGCATATATGATGTGTTGATCCGGCGTCTTCATTAAATTTTCTACACCTTCTCTTATATTATTAATCAAAATATCATAGTAGCTACTTTTCACAATATATCCAGTAGTAGTTTGACAATGAGATACCCGAATGCAAGTATCGTCTATTTTTTTATAAGGTGGTACATTGTTGCCTGCAATCAGTAACACATTCCATTTACTATCATCTGAGAGATCGCCGTGAATACTAAAAAAATTATTAACTTGGTTTATAAATGTTGCATTATCTAAAATTAATAAGTCATCTTCGCAAATCATAACATATGGCCAGTTATTGTTTTTTGCAATTTGTAAACATTTTAAATGACTCATACTACAACCAACTCTACCATTTTTTAGTTTAATGGCGTTAAATCTAGTAGGATTTAATCCGACCCCTTTTAACTGACCCTCGATGTGTATTTTTCTATCAAGTCTTGAAGTCAAATTAATATATAAACAATATTTTATATCTGTAATGGATTTTATGAAGGGTACATTTTCAATTTCATTTTTATTTTCATTTGGTAAACTCATAGTATTTTGATGTTATTATTTATATTACATTAATAATATTTTTATATTATTATCAATGTAATAGTATTTATGGTAACTAAACAGAAAATAAAATGAAAGATGCAAAATATTTATCCTTTTTAAGAGCATCTATTTTTTCTAGCATTTTTCTAAACTTCAATACAATATGGTGGTTTTCATAGTTTGTTTCAAATAAGATAATTTCTTTTATTAACTCGGGTTTGAGAAGTTTTTTCGTTTTTTTTATTTTATCATCTTTATTTTTTGAAACAGTCGATCCTATTCCTAATCCTAATCCATTATTGTTATTTTTTATAATGTTATAATAACTAGCTAGGTGTGTTAGCATTTTCATGTTATAATTCATTGAATAATCGACTTCTAATGTATATGAATTTTCTATAGTGTATTTATTTTTTATTTCATCCATTGTAATTTTGTAAGAATTTTCGGTATTGCTGTCATTGTCGTTTTCATTGTCGTTGTCGTTATCATTTGACGATGACGTAAAATGTGTTTTTGAATCTTCGATACCATCATATATAGGTGTATCACATTCTATTTCATTTTTTTCGGTTATTATACAGTCATGAGCAAATAATAATTCGTCATAACTGCTATCTGCTCTTTTTAGTTCTTTTCGTGGCTTACTACAGTCGTCAGAATTATCGGACTCGGTATCATATAAATCGGGATTCAGCGACTTATGATTACTTTTAACTTCAAGCCAAAGATTATTAATTCTTTCCCATTCCTTTTTATTTTTCTCTTTTACAGTATTATCGACTAAAATTTCAAACATAATAATAACTACGTTAGTATCTTTACTATTATTATGTTTATATAAATATTTATATTTTTAAATTTATTATATATTATCATCCTAACTCAAACTAAATATCCATGGTTAATAAAATGTTAATCCACGGTTAATAAAACATTAAGACGATGATGAAGAAATTTCTTCAAAAATATCCATATGTTTAAAAATAGTTTTATTCGTTACACTAGGATATTCCTTCATTTTAGGTTTTAATATAGTAACAAATTCAATATTTTTAATAATACTTTCCCAAGATGACTTAGTTTGGTCTTTGCCTAAATAATCCTTCGACTTAGTAACTATAATAAATAGATTTTCTGTCAACTCTTCTACTTCATTCGCTTTTTCAGGTTTTCGCAAATAACTTGAAATAAGTGTCTGCACCTGTTTTATAATTTCAATAATTTCATCTTCACTAATAATATTGTTTATCATCAAGTTAACCACAAATAAACTCATAGCTCTACGTTTATCATTTGTTTTAGTATATTCGCAAAATTTGTCATAGTTCTTCTTAGGGTCAACAAATTCAATTGACTCAAACAAATTCATAAACTCCTTAAAATTATCCTCAAAAATCTTTTTAAATATATCATAGTCGCTCATCAAAGACTTAAATAACCTAGCATATAGTGCCGAATAAAAACTATTCGAACTCGCAATATTAAAAATCGAGTACCCAATCTTCGTCATATTTTCATCAGATGTATCATGTTCAATTAACTGCGAAATTTCAGCCTTAATATCTTTAGTCATTGCCTCCTCATTCGTATCCGTAATCTTATTCAAATAACCTCTAATATTATCCACATTTTTTTGAATACCTTCACTAACATGTTTTTGCGTCGTTTGAAAAGCACGTATTACCTCCCAATCATCATCTGTTATTTCAGATGGTTTATTTTTATTTTTCTTAAAGCCGCCACCACCACCAATGCCGCCTCCGCCTCCGCC